TCGTTGAAGGCAAAAAAATTTCCATCGTGTGCGCGTATAACCTGAACCCCAATATTTCGGCAATATATAGCACACGTTTCAAGGCCCTTTCTAATCATGTTATTTCTAATATTGACAAACTGGACACGATTCGTCAAATTAAAGAAACCTATAGCACCTGCCAAGCAGCCGCAGCGGCAACAGCAGATACGTATAAATCGCAGGAGATCTTCATGGTTGACCAACGAACCCCGGTTAAATTAGACGACAATATTTACGTCCGCGTAGAAATAGTGAGGGAAGAGACGGGCGACGAGAAGGACAAACAATATACGAAAACGGAAAAAATGACATTTCAGATATATTCTTATGTACATTCAATTAGTTTTCTAAAGGCATACATTGACAATATTACCGAGCAATACGTTTCGTCAATTAAGGCAATTCGCAGCAATAATAGGTTTATATATAGTTTAGATAGCGTAAATCAAAAAGGCGATGAGGGTATTTTGAGTTGTTGGCGGGAAGATGTGTTTGACAGCGCGCGAACATTTCAAAACATGTTTTTTGATGGGAAGCAGCAGTTGGTTGCACACATTGACTTTTTCTTGAAAAACAAGGACTGGTATTATGAAAAGGGGATACCATACTCGCTGGGAATTGGACTGCATGGCCCACCCGGCACAGGCAAGACATCATTTATCAAGGCACTCGCAAAACACACAAATCGTCACCTGGTCGTGATTCCGCTTAAAATTATCAAGACCAAAAAACAGTTGGAGAGTTTCTTCTTTGAAAATACCTATTCGTGCTGCAATGAAAAGGACTCGGTCGCGTTTGACAAGAAAATTATTGTTTTTGAAGACATTGATTGCATTGGGGACATTATATTAGACCGCAATCGCAGTCCAGCTGTAGCTGAAACGGATGTTACCGAAACCGTTAAGGAACTGTTGCAGAGTATTTGTGAGACAAACGAGCTAAAAACGGCCAAATTTCCCCTTTCCGTTAGCGAAGATCCGATTACTCTGGACGATATTCTGAATCTGTGGGACGGAATTAGAGAGACTCCGGGGAGAATATTGGTAATTTCATCAAATCATTATAGTAAACTTGACCCAGCCCTGACGCGGCCAGGAAGAATTGACATAACGCACGAATTGAAAAATGCCAGCCACAAAACAATCGCTGAAATGTATCGACATTTATTTGGCAGTACCTTAAATACTGGCAAATTGAAAAAAATACAGGAGTTCTTGTATTCCCCGGCCGAGTTGATAAATTTTTACGTGCAATATAAGAACGAACACGACTTTGTAAAAAGATTACTGGAAAACAAGAAAATCATTTAATCCGTTCTAACCTATATAAAATCTGTAATCCGGCCTTTTATAGGCAACTTTGAGACAATTGCTGGCGAAATTAAGGCTTTATTACCCTCTCGCGTGATGATAACCCCAGTTGAGCAGAATGGATCTCCTCTATTATCTACAAACGTTTTATTGACATATCCGGTATAATATTTGTCGAGCAGATATTTTGCGTGTTTTCGCGAGAGAACATACATTTGGGTCCCAACCAGGTCCTCTGGATAATCGTGGTAGGTATACGCAGATCGTGTGTTTGTCTCCCTTTTAAACGGGAACCCGCGGGTCACCATAGATTCGGTGATAGGAAAGTGAACGTCGTACCCCAATAATAATATATCAAGTTTTAATACACTAAAATCGGACAAGATTTTGGCCAAAATCGCTCTTAACTCCTTGTGAATATATATTTCGGCTTCACAGAAGGTGCCGTATGCCTTGTTGGTTCCATAATAAAAGTCAAATATCATTTGCAGATGATCACAATCGGTATATTCGATTGAGCCGGCAGCTATCTTATTGGGTATACCATGATAATTATAGTCAATGCCTATTTGCGCAAAACGCTCGCGCATGTTTGTTTTTTGATAAGTGCCATTAGAATATATGCACATAAAGTGACAATTCTGCAAATCTGACATTTGACTGCCTACTATATTAGGTAAATTTATTATATTTATTAAATTTGTTATTTCGTTTTATTATGAAATAGTAAATACTGGACTATAATAGTTCAATGATTAATGAATTTGTTGCAAAATTAATAGATAATTTACCAGATGATATAAAAAATTCCAAAGAGCCGTTGGTATTAGACCTGGTTCTGGATGGCGGCGCATTTAATGGCAGCTATCTGGTAGGCGCCTTGTACTTTTTAAAAGAGATGGAGAAGCGCAATTATGTTAAAATAAACAGAATATCCGGATGCAGTGTCGGAGCAATTGCTGGATTCCTGTATTATATTGATGGGCTACACCTTATGGCAAGTCTATACGAAGTAATTACGGCGGACTTTAGACAGTCATATCAGTTACAATTTGTGAAGGAATTACACAAGTATTTAGGGCCGCATATTCCGAAAGACATATGTCAACAGATTAACGGCAAATTCTTCATTACATACCATAATATTAAAAAGGGCAAAAAACCGGTAAAATCTAAATACGCGAATGTAGCCGATATTTTGAAAACAATCGTGAAGTCGTCATATATCCCATTTTTAATAGACGGCAATGTGTTATACGAAAAGAAATACATGGACGGGATAACTCCCTTCGTATTCAATACAGAGGCAAACAAGAAGATTTTATATTTAGACCTATTTGGGGCGGACAAAATAAGCAACCTATTGAACGTAAAGAATGAAAAGTCTAATTATCACAGGGTATTATCCGGCTTATTAGATATACATTCGTTTTATATAAAGCAGACAAACACGCAAATGTGCAGTTACGTGAACGACTGGAATGTTCTTAGTAAGGGCGCTAACTATATCAAATGGCTAATAGAAAAACTAATTATATACTTTATATATTTTGTCGTGTTAATCAGTAAGCGCATTCCTCGGGAATTTAGAGAGAGCGTATTCTGCAAATTGGCCTCCAAGATATTATACGACATTTTTATCACAATACTGGAGAGTCGCTGTTTATAAGTTCAAAAAATTTAGCATTAATATTGTCCTATAAAAATGGACGACATTGATATAACGACTCCAGAGTTTTCATTGAGCCGGGTTCCTGATTTAACAGAAATTGTATCTAATATTGTTGACACGACGGACCCCGAGTTGCATGATTACGCCATGTATATTTTGGCGGCTATGCTTATGGCTCTCGCGGGCATTGTGTTTCTATACAAATTTGCAAGACGCGGGCCGCGAGTTACGTTTCAGGACAAACTGGAGGAGTGTTATGGCGATAAGTGTCATCCGTAATTTAACGTCTTCGCGCAGTTCTTCCGCCATAAATCGCGAGCAGCTTAGCCTTCTTGGTCTTTTTTGCCTTCTTGGTCTTCGTCTTCTTAGTCTTGGTATTCGTCTTGGCTTTCTTCCCCTTTCTCTCTTTCTTTACACCATCTGATTTCTTATTTATTACATCGCCTGGTTTATAGTTTAAGAACAGCTCCTCAAACGCCACAGGGTCTCCCTTTTCCTTGAGTTCCTTGTATTTTTCTGCCTTGTGCGCGCGCATTTCTTCCACAGACTCCTGGTGCCCATAGCATGTGATACTGAATCGTCTAAGCAGACCCTTTTGCTCCAGACGGTTTTTCTGCTGAACATCAAATAGATATTTAGACATACATAATATCCTATCCAAAAAGAGGTTATAGTATTGGCGGTCTGCATACACAAATGCCAAATAAAAACTCAACATGGTGTCTACCGTCGCAATTTTGACACTTTGACCGCCGATGCTAAGATTGTTATAACTATGGCATGCGATTGGTTTGTAAATGAACGCAACTGTATCGTTGCCTACACGAACCTCATAGTGCTCAGGGATAACCTCGCCAATATTTGCATGCTTTACAATCTTTACATTTTTAATATTAATATCTCCAAGTCTCTCCTTAACAATTTCCGCCGTTGTTTGTGGGTCAGTGGCCAGCACATCAAAATCGGCGTAACGCTCCAACTTATGACGCAAATTCTTAGGCATGTATTGGGAATACAGCGAAATTGCATACCCTCCAAAGAAAACGACACCTTGGTTTATTAAGGTGTTTCGCACGTTATCATATATATGGTCTTCCTCGGTTTTATTTTCCATTTCACGCTGAAACTCCACGGAATTGCAATTTACGTCTGTTACGGGGAAATGTTTATTCAAAAGCGTGAGACGTTTAAGGACCTTTTCCCACCGACTGGTGTCTCCGGCAGGTCTGGACAATTCAAGATACATGGACATTCTTAAATAGTTGGGGGGAGCATACAATATTCCGCCAACGCGCAGCGCATCCTTCTTGATCGCGTTATACACGCCCTTGGGCAAAAGTGTAATGTCCGCCACTGGCATAAAATTCACGAATACCTTATATGTCCCTGCATGTTGCCCAGATTTTGCCTCTACATCGGTGAAGCCGCTTTTGTAATAAATGTCGGCCAATTCCTTCGCATCGTTCAATGCGCTCGTTGAAAAAAAATCATAGTCGGGCACCTCAATCTCCTTATTATAAAATTGGTCATCTATCGGCAGTATGTTATTTATAGCGGTCCCTCCGTAGCAAATCAGACCCTTTTTCTTAAGGAAGTTCTCAACTATAGTAATAACTTGCTGAATTTCGCGTGAATTAACGACGCGTTTCCCTATTTTTTCTTCTGCTTTATCAACCGCTTGGCGGAGAATAGCTAACTCACAGTCAGAGAATTTTAGTCCTCTGCATATATTTTTTTGAGCCATAACTTCTTATACATATATGAAGATTAATTATTATGCAAAGTATTATACAATTATACAAATTATTATACACTTATACAAATTATTATACAAAATTTTATATAATAATTCAGTTACACAGACATTAAATCTTGAAGCTATAATAGTCGGTTTCCACCTTACGCGTGGCATAAGAATAGGCCGGGTTCTGCGGGGTGGGTGCAGGAATAGTCACAATCTGATTCCTTAAATTCGCGGGCTTTAAACAGAAGGCATACCCTCCCTCGTCAAAGAATTCCGTATTTTCAAGTAAAAGGTTGTCCACTTGTTGATACCGCATAGCCACCATCTGGCACCCATAGGTTCTGCACAATAACGCACTTGGATTCACCGGGTCGCCTCCTGTGTCGGGAAACACAATTGTCATGCCAGTTTTATTAAAGTCTGTTAGCTCCTGAACGTCCGGGTTATTTTTAACGTCATAGTAGCGATATCCTCGCATAAACACCGAGTTGCTGGTTAAATTAACGTACTCTAAAAATTCTTGGTTCTGCAAGAAGGCGTCGTTACTTCTGTCCACAATTAAAATAACCTTGTTCTTAAATGTTAACAGCGGGACCGTTCCTAAATTCGTTCCCGAGTTTTCAAAGCTGTATTCCTTTCCAAGCATGATATTATCATATAACTTGAGTGTGCTCGCTAAATTAGAATACATCTCCTGGTTATTGCTCTTAATCCGCAAGTGAATTATGAGTGGGTCAGTTGGGTTTGGTACAGTTCCGCT